CGGCTTTGATCGTATTGGTCGAGTTGTATTCTAAGGCGTTACCAACGTGCATTAGAACCATGTACGGATAAGCCTGATCCTCAAGGTGTCTAACCAGATACAGGCCGCCGGTGTTAGCCGCCCTTAGAGCAGCAAACACACCCCCGTCAGCAAGGTTGTATTTAGTTTTGATTGCGTCCAGTAAGTCTTTAATTAGAATATCCCTTTGAATATTTTAAGTATCTTTTTCTTTTCCCTTATCAATGCAGGTCGTAAATATGGCCGGGCTTTCATTTTTGGTGTTCCATACTCCAGCCAGTAAGCGTATTTAACATCTTTATTGGCCCCAACGTGTGCGGTGTCGTTGCCGACTAATTCATAAGCTATATTCTTTTTTAAGAAGCCCGTTTGAACGTGGGGCGGTTCACCAGGTGCCGATACACTGGACTCACGTTGTTTTTTGGTTGCGTTTGGAATACCTGACGAACCAAAAGAATCCTTGACAGACCGTACCACCAAAAGAGCAGCCTTAGTCAAGGCGGATTTTCTCTCCCTCTCCACCTGTCGCATAAAATCCTTTGTGTCCCAGTTTACTTTCATCTTAGTCCCATGTTATTTAATCTCTAGCAGGTCAACTCGCTTATGGTGGTCCATCTGATTAGCGTTATCCGTTCCCCTTACCAAAAAATACCTGCTGTCGTATTCGATTCTATCCTGATTGGCTATGGCCACGGTTGGAGAGCAATATAAAACATAATCGCTCCATATTGTATCACGGTCACTAAACACAATCTCTCGCCCACTCTTTTTTTGAAGCCTTGCCTTGATATTGGTAAACAAGTCGGCGTAGGTTTTAACGGCGGCCCCATAATCGTCCTGTGACATCGCTGGACGTTGAACATTGACAGTTATGTTATATAAATTATCTATACTCATTTACGCATAGCTCATTCTACGCCAAATCGACAGTTGATCGGCCTTACTTGACACGGCGGTCTTGATTTCGCCTAACGAATAGGAATAGTCGCCAATCTTTTCGCTCTTGAGGTTTGAGTTAATGGTTCGTGAGGCATAAACATCACTTGCAATCTCAACTGCTATCTGCTCAAGGTCTGCCGGGATAGTTGCATACCCGCCGTTGTAATCCAGATATATATTTTTGTACCATTGAGCGAAGCCGGACCCATAGAATATAGAACCCTCGTTCTCATCTATCGAGTAAGTGTCCAGCCTCGTATCAGGTACTTCCATCGTCCTAATAGTGCTTAAACATTCCGATGAGCCGATTTGTATTAGCTCGGTCGAAGCGTAAGCAGCAAACCCGCTAACAACAGTAGCGGACCAGCCGGTCAGTGCGTTTGCCGCCGCCGCCAATGTAGTCATTGTGGTATAGGTGCCAAGTGCCAGCGAATTATCGCCGTCGTTGGACCCGCCTAAGATAGATAGCTTCAAATGGGTATTGGCAGGCAGTGAGCCAGACGATCTTGTCACAGAGCAGGTTGCAGAATAAGCTCCCGTGTCAGTACACTTAATTTGCAACGCACCGGCGGTCGATGTAGCGACTCGCTCAATGCTTATGATAGGATAGTTCTTGACATATATAATATTCTGCCCGTTACCGTCCTGTCGTTCTAAAGTATATGCCCGACTCACAAACTGCCTGTCACAGTACGTCTCAATCGCAGCCGATACCGAATTTATAAGCCTTGTTAATGTAGCATCGTTGGCCGTGGATGTGATACCCATATATGCTTTTACTTGTGCCAACGAAGTCAAGGCGTAAGTGTCAATCGTTGTGCTTAATGTGTCTGCAAGCAGCCAGCATTTAGCGGTAGTGTCTTCGGCGGTGGTACACTTAACCCTAATCCGCACATACTTGGCACTCGATATGTCAGAGGCGGCAAAAGTCGATTGGTCGGAAGTTCCGGTAGTGATCGCAGCAGCAGGTGTCACATCGTAATCGTCTGTTGATACGGTCACACCGGCATCGTCTGACGTGTCAAGCTGAACATCGGTTATGTCGTTACCACTACCGCCGCCTGTGTTCTCCGTCAAAATACGGAAGTCATCATAGCTCTCTACATTAACCCAGTCGATTAAAGTGGTGAGCGAAGCGGTGACGGCGGTCGCGGTTGTCTGGTCTGCTACTGTATAGCCCATACATCACCTACTTATAGTAACCGATAATCATTGAGTAGAATGCACCGGAATCGACGACTATATCGATACCTATTGAATCTCGATAACCCAACTGGACCTTGCCATCTAATTCTAACCATTCGCCATATTGACCCGTATCAAGTTCGGTCGTGGATATACGAGCAAACACGTTTTCACTTGTGTTAACCGTTTCGTTAGCATAAGCGGTTGCCGGTGCTATTGAAATTGCACTCCTGTTTAAGGGTATGCCGGTAACGGCTGTCCCAGTGAACGCCCCATAGGTAGGAAGCGTGAATAGCACCGCGCCGGCCTTGTCGCTAAAAATATAAGCCCTTGCGATATATAAATCCTTACTTGAACTTCGATTTGTCACAAGCAAGGCACAAGCTCCGCCGGCGATATTAGCCGTTGCGGTCGTCCAGGCAAACGCCTCTGTTATATCAGGCTCATAAGTGACAAGCGAATTACCTATCACATCAACCTGCGAGCCAGATAGCCCCATAATTCTATAATCTTCAGCAGCCATTTTTATAGCCTCCTTTTAGTGGTTGTCGTGATAGTAACCCATTATTACACCGTTACAGATAGCAGAATTTTCGACAATCGCCATAGCGGCAGTATCATGATACCCTAATATCAAAAGCCCACCCAGCTCAATCCTTACGGCGTGTTGATCTGTTGTGGTTTCGTTTGTGTATAATGTCGCAAATATATTCGCTAGCGTTGTATCATCACTGTCACCTACGGCGGTTGCAGGAGCTACCGTTACAGCGGTCCTATTTAACGCAATTCCAGTAATCGCCGTTCCGGTAAAGGCAGCGTAAGCGGGCACAAAAAAATCAACCGCACTTGGCACGTCTGAATAAACATACATACTTGTTATATGCAAATGTTTATCATCACTGTCGTTTGTAAGTGTAATAACCGTTTCATTTGCGGCAATATCTTTAGTTGTAGAAGTCCAGCTAAAAACTTCGCACTCTTCTGCTTTATACAAAGGGACAGCCCCATCAGACCTTACGTCCAAGGTTTCGCCTGTCCGCCCTAAAATCGTTCCTGTACTCATTATAAGTCTCCTAAATTGTCACGGCTACTGGCCGTTAGTTATACGTTAGTGTGTTCGTACCATGAGGCCCTAAAGTTTATTATGTTATTGGCGCTTCCAGAGGTAAAACTGCGACAATAAACTGCGTTCTGTTTTAATATAACCTCATTATCTCTGGCTGCCCCTCCGCCGGTCGCCTTTGACGGATTTTCGGCAAAACCAAACTTCTGATTACTGATTCTTGTACCATATCCGGTACAAGTAGTTACGTCGGTGGTTATCACCATCTTGCTGGCATTAGTAGAGTTGCGGTTGTTGTTTATCGGTATTACCGATGTGGCACCCACCATTCCACCGGTCGCATCTTCGTCAAATGTTGTGGTTAGCACGCCAACAGAGTCTATCTCCCATTTGAAGTGTGCCCACTCGCCAATGGCCGGTGTAACAAGTTTAACAAAGAGTGTTCCAGCCGCCCCAAGCTCGGCATATCCCTCCATATAAAAGTGGTGACCATCGTGTATCTCATGGTGTGCGTAGTCGATGGTGGTATCGGCTTTAGTTATACCGTCTTTGAGGTCTAACGCCCGCTTCCATAATTCTTGTAAGTGCCAGTTAAACATATTATGACCAAGCGGTTGCGGCCGCACCAAGTATGATGCCGGATTTGGCCGGTTCGTCCATACCGTAATTCTCGGCAGCAAATAAACCGTCCATTGTAGCTACAGGGCTTACTCCGGCTTTGTCACCATGGAAATAGTTACGATATATGCCACCCGTCGATGAGGCGTGTCCGTTATAACATAAACTCGCATCATCTGAATTATTTGAGAAATAATTATTACAAATAGTAATATCGGTTGAGGCGGCTGTACTCATTTCAAGAATGCCGCCTGTGTCCCAGTCACCCCGGATAAGATTGCCCTGAATTATACACCCGTCACTTCCACCGGCAAAGTTAAGGGCCTCGGTAGCGTCTCCGCTGATAGCTCCGTTGATATGATTGTTCTCGAATATCAATCCGTCAGCGTTGGCCTCGATAGCTACAGCAACAAGCATCTCAGCAGCAGCAGTGTCGGCAAAGTAACAATTATCCACCTTGCAACCTGTCGCAGCGGCCTCAATCTCTAATGCTGTAGCTAAATCAGCAATTGCACTTATAAACCGAAGGTTGCTCAGCCGACAATTTGCCGCACCTAAGACAGCGGTTACAGTAGCCTCACCAAACGTAAATGTTGGCCTCTTGTCGCCAACGCCTAACCCGATAATAGATATACCGGCAGAGTCCACGTTAAATAATTCTTGGCTTGCCGTTGAACCCGTCTCAGCGTGTGCGGGCATAACATAAATAGTATCGCCCTGCGAAGCTGTGCATAAATCGATAGCATAATCGACAGTGGCAACCGGGTCCTGTGGTGATCGCCCACGACCCGCACTATCTGTTCCCGTATTAGAGTCGACAAAGTAAACATCCCCAGTAGTAATTGCCTGGTCGATAACAGTAAAATCACCGCCCGGCTGTTTGTCCATAAACAAACTTGTATTATTGTGTATATTAGCCATTAGTTATCTCCTTATATGGTCGATACAACCGGGGTTAAAATACCATAAGTATTTACAGCATCAGTACCGAAGTTCTGCGACAGGTGAAGTAAGTTTATAGTGCTTATCGGGTGGGTGTTGGCTTTATTGCCGGCTACAAAGTTTCCGGCAATTAAACCGGTCGTTGTGGTTGAGCATTTAATACAAAGGCCAGCACTGCCTTCGATGTTGACGATAATATTATCTAAAATAAACACGTTTAGCGATACAGCGGTCGAAAGGTCGACGGCGGCGTTCGTCTTGTAATCGCCATGTATAACATTATCCCTAAAGATAGTTCCATCAGAACCACCCTCGAACCATACTGCCGAAGTCGCTTCGTCGCCGGTCAGCCCGACAATATGATTGTCGTGGATTAGTAATCTATCGGCATCGGCCTTAATGCTAATAGCTATAAGAAACTCTTTAGCTGCTGCACTCGCACCGAAATAACAGTGGTCTAATTCGCTTCCAACTGCCTCGGCTTCGATGATAAAACCCTCGACAACATCAGCTATGTTGGATATAAACCGACAATTACTGACCCTTGTGCCAGACGCACCCATGACACAATTAGCGTCAGCGTGTGTAATAGTAAAGGTGGGTCGTAAGGCCCCCTCACCTAATCCGATCACGCTAACAGCAGCCACGTCCAAGTCAAACAACTCGGTATCGGTGGTTGTGGCTTCCGCGTGGCCTGGCATGGCATAAACTATATCCCCCTTATCGGCTGTACATTGACCGATAGCGTAATCGACCGTGGCAAAGGGGTAATCGGGACTTGAACCGTGAGTAACGGCATCGGACGCAGCAGCGGCCCCGCTGTCAACAAACCAGATGTCACCTGTGGTCATATTTTGACCAGCCACGGAGAAAATAGTTCCTCCGCCTGCCGGCCGATTAAATAGTGGTGATTTAGCCATTTCTGGATTCTCCTAATTTAGTGGTTAGGATGACCATTGTATTATTTGTCATTTTCAACAGTGACCATCTTATTGTTAGGGGCTTCGGCCCGTTTCCTTGTGGAAGTACGGGCCTCGGCCTCCTCACGCTTTTTTTTAGACTTTGCTTTTGCTTTTGGTACTTTAGCCCGGCCTGACATTATCAGGTAATGAGCCATGTTGGGTGCTATATCTATTGTAGAGCCTTTTTTGAAGTCAAACGCATTAGCAGTCAGGTAAACTCTCATCCTTAATCCCTTTCATCTTCATCGGTTTACGCAATAGCGGTCGGCAGTGCATTGTTCTGGTATCTTGCACCATCAAGTATGGCGATACCACTCATTAAGACACTATAAGAGCCTGGGCTGCCAAGTAATAGTGACAGACTGGTGTAGTTAGTTGTCGAAGCGTGAGCGGGAGCTAATTCCTCGGCTCGTATCTCAATCACAACTAAAGTACCATCGACAACACCAAGGTCGGTAGTTAGGTCGACGCCTGAACTGGTTGCCGAAGAAATAGCATCTAACGTATCGCCGCCCGCCGTACCCTCTGTTCGATAAGTGAATGCCATAGCTGTATTATTAGAGCCTGCAACATCGGTACACTTCTCAATCGTAAGCGTTCCAAGATTGGCCGAAGCATTGACAACACCAAACTGCAATATGATAGTAGCTTTGTCATAATTCTCTAAGCTGAAAATATCACAGTTAGAAGTCGTAATAGCGGAAGCATTAGCATCGTGTGGCAGTATAAGATTGACAATCTTACGCCGGGTTGAAAATTTCGCAGTAGTCAAAGACATAATAGTCTCCTTATGTTAAAAGTAAGAACCAGTTAGGCTCTGTCAGCCAAAGCGACAAACGGGGACAAATCATTAGTTCCTGCTGTGCCGTTCTTCGGTGTCAAAGCACTAGACCACCAAGGCTGACCGTCATAGCGTGTCTCAACTCGATAGGCCATTTCATTATAGTCAAACTTGAGGTGACTAGATGACGCAGTGCGAACACCGCCGCCAGCCTTACCGCCTACAAGATACTGCGACCAGTCAGCAAGCAGTATATCACCCTGATCGCCAAGAGCAGGCATGTGCTCGGTATCAATAACCGGCCTGCCTAACAGGTTGCCATAAGGGGTTGCCGAAGCACCGCCCGGAGGCAGATAAACAGCACTGCCGCCAGTACCAACAGCTAAAGTCATCTGGAACAGCTGAGGTAAGCACTCGGTTCCACATAGCCATATAGCGTTCTTGCGTGAGGCTGGATGGAGCCTTGCCCACATCTTGATAATATTCTCGTAGAGGATGGTGTCAGCGGCCTGTCCGGTTTCTTTAGCCTGTGCAACCAAGCACGGACCATTAAGGGCACCAAGAGCCTGACCCACGCCGGTTCCATTGATGAAGTCGTCATCTTCCTGCCACGCTATAGCGCGACCGAACAGGTCATAAATCAACGGCTCAATACTAATCGGCGAATCTTCTAGCAACTGGTTAGTTACATAGATTAGGCCGGTTAGGTTATGGAGGGTTAATTGGACCTTGCCAAACGCGGGTTTACTGACAGACTTTTGCGAACCCTCATCAGTCCTGTAAATCACGATACCACCAAACAGACTAGAGCCCGCGTGGGTAGTGTCGATAATGCAAGGGTAACTGATAGTGTTAGTCTGCATAGGCACGAACATGGCACGCTGTCGGATAAGTGCCGACTCAATCATTGTCGAGAGCAGGCGGGCGTTAAACTCTTCCGGCACAAGATAGCCGCCCTCGGCATCGTCTGATTCAGACATATAGCCGGCGGTCTTTTGTGACCATTCGGATAAGCGTTTGCTATATATGCCCTTGTCGGCCCTGGCTACATCTTGGACAAATGTGCCCATTGTGTCCCATCCACCAGTTTTGAAAAACTCCACATCATCGTCCGAGTTGTCATGTACAACCTGACCTAGTTTTTTTACCGGTGTTTTGGGCTTTTGGTCGAACGCAGCCTTAACTGACGCATCAATCATTTTCTGCATAGACTCAGCGTCTATCGCCTCCATCTCCGGCTGTGTCTCAGGCTGTTTCGCTTCTTTGGCGATACCGTCTTTGATTAGCTGTGCAGCGTCATCGTCTGTGTCAGTGTCCAGCGTTACGCCTTTAACAAACTCATCAGGGCCGTTTTTCCAGTCCTGTAAAAGTTCAATAAGCATTGCATTGCTCCTTAGTAAGTGTCAAATATTTATATGACATATCTATCTCCAGCGTCCACCTGACATTTCTAAGATGTCTCCGGTTTGGGCCTGATAGCTCTTTGTCTTGTTACATTTACGTTTATGGTAGTGTCTATTACACTACACCTTTTATTTTGTTTATGCTGTCCACAATTCCACCCGCTACCTGCGTTACTGATATGCCCTGCCGCTTGACAGGCATATATCGACAAACGCTAATAGTGGGTATTGAGGTAACCGGAATTACCGGACGGCTGACTATGATGATCGGTGGTTCTGGTTCCTTTTCTACAACAGGTTCGTTGTCAACAGGCTTGTTGTCTGGTTCCGTTTCCTGTATATCGACCAGTTTAAGCTCCGCCCTCAGTTCGTCCGATATTTTAAGTCCCTTACCTACCGCTATTGCTAATGCGTCAGTGTTGGACGGGATAGGAACAGGCGAATACTCAAACATCTCCCACTCGGCATGAACGGTATTAACGTCAGCCCATTCGGGATTCTTTTCTATCTCTTTTGCCGTCGGTTTACGCTGTTTAGTAGACATAAACCCAACGCTAAAGGCGTTCAGGAACCCGCCCTTAAATAACTGGTATATCTCTTCGGCCCGTTCGGTTTCGGCAAATATCGTCTTTGCTACCAGACCTTTAGGGGTAGCCTTAATCCATGCGTTCTTGCCGATAGGCGGTGTCCATGATTCGTGGGCCCACAGTACCACCGGATTCTTTTGGTAGTTGTCCAGGTTCGCTCCCCTCGGCAATACCACCTCGTTATCCCTGTCAACCGTAGCACTTGAGATGGTTGCTATAACAGCCCGTTCCCCGTCCTCTATATCAATTTTGGCTTTGTCTGTTGAAAAGTATTTAAGCATAGTTTAATCCTTTAATAACACTGTGCGTCGTGGTAGACCGCCTCTTCTGCTAACGACGGTTTACCACCATGAGTTACTATGTCTGGCTTGAGCGGCTTTATTGTTTTATCCGGCACATCATCGCTAGCATTAGGCATTATGTACCTGTCTTTTGCGTCGGCAATCTTTTGGGCCATATCCTCAAAACACTCACCATCTGCGAAACAATAGAAGTCCATATAAACTGCGTGGTCTGTGTCTATTGTGATTCTAACCTCCCGGCAATGTTCAGGCATTACAACACCGGCATTTTTAAGCATCTCATACCCATTAAGTCCTGATATCGCTTGGCTTGCCATATCTATCCCTTTCTAATGTATTTAGTCCGGTATCACCGGTAGCCAATCACACCGGCAATTAGGGTGTAATGGTAATACGCCCCGGCTCTCACCGACAGTGTATCTGTCACCGTCATATTCAAAGCATATATCGCAACAATCCGAAGCGGCGGAAAACTCCACCTCACCCACCCCGGCTTCCTTGTAACTCTCTAATTCTCCATGTACAGCAGCGGCCGCAGATTCCGTCCGGGCTATTGTCTCGGCTCTTTGTCTAAATAGCCGTTGTCGATACTTGCCCACCTGTACATCGTCGTGCGTTTCGGCGTACTTAGCCAACGCCCTTTGCCGTGGTGCGTCTAAGCCTAACCCCTTAACCTTGCGTATCTCCCTGGCAATCTCTTTGGGACTTGTGCCTGCCCTTAGTCGTTCTGCTGTAACGTCCTGTATGGCCTTGCGTGTCTCTGTGAGGATTAGTGTTATCCGGTCCCCTATATACTCCTGTGCCCACCTAATAGTAGCCGGGTTCTGTATGTCGAATTTAGTAGCCAGTGAACCAAGTAGCTTTTGGCCTTTCGCTACGCCGGCGGTTAACGACCGTGGTATTTCAGCATTCAACGCCTGTTCGCCCTCGGCCCGGACCAAATCCCACCTGACCTTTTCAACCACAGCACCCGAAGATATAGAAGCCTCTGTTATCTGCTCAGCTATGTGTACCGATGTCGATTCCAACCAGCGTTTAATGGCACGCTGAAACGCCCGTTCCCTGCCGTCCGGTAACCTGGACTTTATTACCCCTTTGGGTTCTATCGGTTCAGGTATTGCATTATCTGCAACAGCTCCAGGTGGGGCAGGTGGGGCAGGTGCCTGTACTGGCTCATCACCCCATTCAACCGGCTCTAAGCCGTCGCGTTCCCTCACCTCGTTTACCACAATAACCTTGTTTTTAAGGTATATGTCGTCCTGCTTGAGCTGGAACTCCTTATCCTCAGGTACAGGGTTATCAAACGCCACAAACAAAGAATCATCGTATAGCGGCATAAGCTGCTCGTTGATCTTTTGTTCTATCCTTACAAGCCTGGGCCGGATACCCGACTCTTTCCATTGTCTGTTACCTGCCTGTGCGTTGGCTAGATTAACCTGATCAGTGCTTAATACTGACCACGGTATGTCGAACGCTCTAGCCATTTTCTTTAGTGTCTGCTCTGAGCCTGCCTCAAAATCAACATCTTTCGGGTTAGTTGCTAACGGTTTCGGCTCTATCCCCGAATGGAACAGCCCCCACCGGCCCGCTTTCTTTATTCCTCTATGCTGTGATTCTAAACTCGACTTGAACTGCTTAACCTGTATCTCGCTAAGGGATTGTTGTGTGGATAGGAAATACGGCAGGACAAGGCCGTTATCCAGCATGTGGGCGTTAAACTCATCATACGACACATTTAAGCCTGCCGCCAATAATGAAGCCTGTAACGGACCCATGCCGTACCATAGGCTGTGTGGGTTGGCAAATTTGAAATGGATTACATCCTCTGGCGGGTATAGCCTCTTTTGGCTGTCCGGCCCAACCCCGTAAAGATACCCCTCGATGAACCGTTCCTTATCGTGCTTGATCTTTACCCACTGCGAGTACAATGGCCATATCTCTATCGGCACGCCTGTCGATTCGTCCCTCGCTATATACCAGTATGAGTTACCTGTCAGCTCCAGGAACAGGTCTAGCATCTCGATAAGCTCAAACCCATTTAAGAAGTTGTTTACGTTATCCAGTAAGTCTAGAAACGGGTGCTCTTCTATTTCACTTATTTGTGCCGCTTTGGTCCATTTGAGCAGGTTCTGTTTGCTATCTAGATACTGTCTCTTTTTAATTAAGTGAGATTTGGTGTATTTGGCTTGCTGTGGTACTTCTTTATTCGTATATAACCTAAGTGGTGTACTGGCAACGGCTTGTGCGTTTCTGTGTGCTAATGAGTATATCTCCCCCTTATACTGCTTTATCAGCTCCTTATAGTCCAGTGACGGTTGCAGGGCTCTGTTACCTGCCCACCGTGGAATCGAGTCTGATATGACAGCCTGAACACTTTGGGGCAGTTGTGCCAGTTTCTTTTCCAGCCGCTGTTCGATGTATGAGTCTAAGAATGGGATTCTCATTCACTGCCTTAAATATAAAGAGGAGCCAGGTTGAAACCCCGCAATTTATGACCACGATAATCAGACGCTATGCGTCAATACTTGGGTAACTTGTGGCGGGCTAAACGTAGCCCCTCTATATATTAGACGTGTGGAACACTAAAACTTTCGCTTAATGTCGTTATCCATTGCTATATCATACTTTATGTGTTTTTTCTTATAAAGTGGACGTTCCAGGTCCGGATTGAGTTCCGGGTTTGATGTGTACAGTCGTTGTAGTAATCGGTTTACCCCCCTTTGGGATATGCCCATTTGGGTTGCGGCCTGCTTTGTTGTGCCGTTTGATATTACTACTCGGTAGTATGCTTCCTGTTGTCTTGGTGTTGGAGCCATTGGTGTCCTTCTTTATATTTCGTTTTTATTCAGTACAGTGGCCCAAAATATCCGGGAGAACCAATAGCAGACAAAGCCCCCGCCCGCAACAGCGTATCCTATGCTATCAGTTACCACATAAACCCCAAACCCTAAGTATGCTCCAACCACGCCCCCCATTAACCCACCTATAATACTGTAAACCATATATCTACAAAAAGTCATCTTTTTATCTCCACATATCATCATTATTATCGCCTCCACCATTTATATAGTTCTATTAACTCAAACCGGCTCCAATCATATACCCATTCCGGTTCGTTTTTGGTCACATCTTTAAGCCTGAGCAGTTGGCCTAATATCCCCCACCGCTTATTCCTGCGATGCTCATGCCATTTTCGGAGTTCAGGGAGAGGTACTAAAATGGGCCGTTTTATGCCATTCTCTATTATGCTAGTCATTCTCATATTCAAGAGATAGTCAGTTCCTGTTTTCATGTTTACCTCCACATATCATCATTCTTTAAGCCCTCAATCGTGTTGTCAACATCTTCCCCCCACCCTTCCCCCTCGCCGCCTAATACATACCTCTCGTGCTCCACCGGGTCGCTTGACGGATCAATAATCGTCACGCCTAACACAATGCCCAAATCGGTGTCAAGTCGTTTAATGGCGTATCTCATCGCGTCCATAGCGTGGTCCCTAAAGGGCAGGGGTTCCTCTAACACGTTTTCGTCTTTATCTACCTTGTTTTTGTAGCCTTTCAGCTCGTCTATGATGTTGGTAGACGATTCTAAAACGTGGAGCCGCTTGCGTTTACACCTATCTATGCCCTCCAAAACTGACCCCTGCCCCTTATTTGCTGGCCATATATTATATCCTGCCTGCCTAATCTCTTCTATCCGGTCCGGTTCCGCCGCGTCTGCAATTATGGTGTCGGCCTCTGTGATTTCGCTCGCTTTGATTTTGGCGATAAGGTCCGAGTTTGTAAGCTTAGTTTGATATACGACCTCAGAGAGATACACATCCCTAGCAGTATTATCAGTTTGTACCTTGACCACAGCAGTAGGCGAAGTATAGCCGAAGTCAATGCCGTAATAGATGATATTGTAACCACCAGGAACCATATTAACATTATCCCAGTTAGTATAAATAATGAAAGTGGGAGTAGCCCACTCACCCAAACGATAGATTTTATCATACTGCTCATCCTCGCCTCTGAGTTTTTCGATTTGCTCACGGTCATCCTCCCCTAAAAAAGGGTTGTCAATATGGGTCAGTTTCAATACTTCAGTATCGTCCGGGTGATTATCTGTAATATCTTTTAGCCACTTATTCCCCATCGGGTCCACCGGGTTAAATGACCTGTACATCCGATTCCGGCCGTATATGTTTTTAGCCCTACACCTTAGATTGAGTTGCCTATATTCTGATACTGATAGTTCTGTGGCCTCTTCACACCATACATAATTGATACCCTCGATTGATTTGACTTTCTCCGGGTCATCTAACCCGGCAAACTTAAACCACGCCCCTGAATCACTGGAGGTTATAATCAGCTCGGTCCGATTCTCCGTATAAGAGATTTTCGCCTTTGCTAATATAGTCTTAATTAAGGCGTAGCAGGAGGCTTTAACGGACGGGCGGGTTTTCCTTACGCATAGAATCCCAACCCCTGGCTCTCGTAAGAACTTGTATAATACCAAATAGATTGCAATCTGCCATGATTTAGCTGAGCCGGCCCCACCGTATAACAGAGAATGCCGCTGCCTGTTCTTACGCAGGAAGTTGTACGGCTTGGCCGCTACTTGTATTTTAGGCTTATCCATCGCCAGGCCCCAACTGTTCGGTATTTCCTAACTGTTTAACCGCCACCCCTTTAACATCCGACTCCACTATCTCCACCAATACCCCGACATGTGCCTGGTCTCCACGGTGTTCTATCTTTTGGACGTGCTGCCAGCCTCTACGCTTACCCTTATTACACAGGAAAAAAATAGTGGCCGCGGTTGAGCCGTCCTGTATCTGCTTACATAGCTGAGACTCCACCCAGTCGGTTACGGCATCCTCTGCCTCTTCACACGCTTTGTCAAAGGCTGCATCTTTACGCCGCCATTCGATGTAAGTGCGACGATTTACTCCTGCGTGATTGGCCGCGTTTGTTATCGAACAGCCGTTTTTAACGTCTGAGTAATGGGCTAGAAGCTTCTTTTTCCTGCCTGCCGTGTCACGTTGTGCCATCTAAAACTCCTTTTTCACCTGTTAGGTTCTCCCACCTCTTAACCGCCACATCCACATATCTAGGCTCGATCTCTATGGCGTAGCATTTCCGGTTTAGCTGCTCGGCTGCGATTATGGTTGTGCCTGAACCGGAAAATGGGTCAAACAACATATCGCCATCGCTTGAATAGTCTTTCATCAACATACTGATTAGGGCTAGTGGTTTTTGGGTTGGATGCCACCTCTCGGCTTCTTTCCCTATAAGCCCATTATATGTGTACTCATATTTCTTGACTGACTGACGCGTTGAATTTGTCCAGGCTAATTCACAGTCCCCAAAAGTGGGCATTGTGTTATTTTTGTCCCATACAATCCAATGTGTTGACGGTGGCAACATATCAGCAAAGAAATTTCCCCCAAAAATAATTACCCCGTCTGCCCTATCTAATATCATATCAAATACAGATTGTGGAGGTCTTTCGGTGTCCCATGTGTCTGTATATTTTCGTCCAGAAATAGGCGTTCCGACGCCCCCAAAACCCCTAAGACCCCCAAAGCCTTTATCTCTCTTTACGCCATACGGTGGGTCGGTTAAACATAAATTTGCTTTTTCTCCCCCCATCACCCGCTCAACATCCTCAGCCTTTGTAGAATCGCCACATAAAAGCCGGTGGTCACCTAATAGCCACAAGTCGCCTAACTTTGAAACAGGGTCTTCGGGTGGTTCGGGAACATCGTCCTCCACAACATCGGTATTGGTCGGGCCTAACACATAATCGTCTATCTGTTCAGGGTCTAAGCCTGTCAACTCCAGCGGATAGTTCATCGTGTCCAACTCAACCAGAACGTCAGCCATTATCTGCCCGTCAGTCTCAGCAAACTCAGCCAACACATTGTCAGCAACCATGACGGCGTATTCCTCTGCCTGTGACGTAAAGTCCTGATAATCCACAGGGTACAGGGTACTCGGTTAGGCCCAATTCTTTAGCCGCCGCCAGCCGACCATGACCAGCCACAATAAAGCCCGACCGCTTGCTTACCGTTATTGGGTGACGGATGCCGTGGTGTTTGATAATCTCAGCCAGCTTCTTAATCTGTTTATCTGGGTGCTTGTTTGGGTTAGCAGGGTTAGGGATTAAGGCCCCTAACTCTACCATTTTATCGTGTGTGCAATGTATGTCCATATTATTCATTTAGCCCCCAATATATTTTCTACCTGCCAAGCAATCTCTTGCAGTGTCCTGTCACCACCAGCTTTCAATTTTGCGTATCTTTGCACCCTGAATAGTGATGAGGCGTGTGATTTCTCGCCGAACAGATAGGCCATGACAGGAAAGCTCAAGTCGGTGTA